ATATATATATATATATATATATATATATATCTTATTCTTAAATAGAAAGAAAGAACTAGAAGATAGTCCAGTCTCTTATCGTATGTAATTATATAATAGTTGTCAAATGCTTGTTCCAAATCGTCTAGCCTGACGTCCGTCGGCTAAATTGATTTGTAGGTACCGCGGCGATGACACACTGTCAGGTTCCACACGGAAGGTAGCGCAGCCTCGGCCAGGCGGCACAAAAATATTTGGCGAGGCTTTTATGCGGCCGACCGTGGTAAAGTCCGTGTGTAGATGCCTACGGAGTACTACAGTTCAAGCAGCCAAGATGCGCCGCTGGGGCGATTTGAAGTAGCGGCGCCGCGACAATGAACAGCTGAAGCTGCTTTTATGCGGCCAGCCGCGGCGAGGATTGTATGGGACCACGTGCCGCAGCGCCGAGTGGTTTCGTCCGACCGCGGCCGCATGGCTTACGCCAACTGTGCCTGTCCGCGAACTAGTAGATAGCCCGGCACAGTCTCATCGTGGCCAGGCGGCATTGACGCGGGGCACAGCTTCAGCCGGATAGGAAAGAACCACCCTACTTGGTGCAGCCGGTAAAAATAATTTCTAAAACTGAATACAAACTACTAGATACGCGTTATAATTATATAAGAGTTAAGAAATGAGAGATTGACTCTGGCGGTTATATCACGATTTGTAGATACCCAAGCGGCCACCACATCAAATTGAAATAACATATGTACAGCCGCAAGAAATCATGGTATAATAAGTATAGAGTTAAGAACGAAGCTCTTAATCAAATAAGCTGGCCACTGCGAAGTGTGGCAACTGCTTGGATGAAGCAGAGAAAAGGAGACTACCATGTCTGAAAAATTGAATGAAATGTTTGCAGCGAACACAAACGAAACAACTACCACAAACAACAGAAGCCTCGCAGGAACCGCACAACTTACAAGCCTTGCAAACAGCATCGCGGCAGACCTTATCAAAAAGATTGACGCAGACCTTGAGACCTACAAAGAGAGGTTTGAAGCTTCGAAAACTGACCACAACGCAATGGACGCTTTGATTAAAAGTGAGATACTGCTTGTAGGTCCAGAGTACGACTTCTTGAGAGGACTAAGCGAAGAGACACAGACTGCAATGCTGAAGTCTCAGCAGTCGAAGCGCTCACGCAGCAAGAACAAAGTCATGACGCTAGATAACTACAGAGCTATGATGTCGGGTGCAATCAGCGAGTTGTTACTGAGACAGGCGATGGGCAAGGCGAAGACGACGCTTGGATACCGCAGGACAACTGGGTCGATTGAATACAACGCTGAAGAGCTTGAGGCATTCAAGAATGACCAAGACGCACTGAAGAGGGAAATCCGCAACGTGCAGTCGAAGAAGTCCATCATGAAGTCGAAAGCTGACTTCGATGAGACTGATGAACGCTGGGTACAGTTACTCGCAGCTGAGGACTCGCTTAAGAGCTTACGCACCGGCGGCGCTGGTGTGAAGACAGTGGTTGTAGATACAACTAAGGAGAAACTGCTTGAAGAGCTCGGCGGCAAGGAAGTGGATAGTCTCAAGTCCGCTGACATGAAGGCACTGCTTAAGAAGCTGCTGTCTGGTGCTGAAGAACCAACCGAAGAAAGTGAAGAACCAACCGAAGAAAGTGAAGAACCAACCGAAGCGTAATCAGATGATAATCGCTCGCATAACGACCCGCTGGACTTGTCACCCAGCGGGTCATATCTTTAGCTCGCGGTGCAGCCTCGGCCAGGCGGCGACACATATAGGCTTCCTTTTATGCGGATAGAGGTGACGCATACTGACTAGTACTTTTATGCGACCGGACATAGCTCAATCTGACAATGGACGAGGGAATGCGGAGACGCTTCCTCACGGTCTCGCTGCGACTGGCTGCGGACTAGTAGATAGCTCCACATGGACTGACCGAGGCTGCATATGCAGCTGGAAAATAAATTTCTGAAACCTATTTACAACTGTGCTAAGATATGATATAATATAATTAAGCTTAAGGGCTGAATAAATGGCCGCAATGCGGCAGAAAGTAGGATATTATGAAACTGAGCATAATTGAAGAAGCATTGAAAATGTACGAAGCACGCGGCGACCATGACGACCAGACACAAGCAGATATTGCAAACTGCTGGATAGAGTTAGCGGAAATGAAAAAGCCAGAAGGCGTTGATGATTGGTATTGTGCAGACGTAACTATACTACCGTCAATATTGATGAATGACCTTTGCAATCGGTTATTGTACGATACGTATGGACGTATGGCACGAAGATTACCAAACGGCCGCGATATAGTTGCCAATTTCATCAACGCGGTTCATACTGAAGATTGCTTGACTGAAATAAGCGATTTGATATTAGCCGATGCGTTTGACTTTCTTCACGACCTTTGGAGCGATAACGAAGCTCTTGGCGAGAATAATCCGGACGGCACATTCAAACGCAATTAGTGACGACGCGGCGAGGAATCGCCGCAGTCACCTTTGCTTTTATGCGGACGCGACCGAGCTTATACATGCCGCGCTGCTTTTATGCGGCCGCGACCAGGTGGTAACGAGCTGAGCTGCTTTTATGCGGCCGCGATACGGCGCTGACTGGTCGCGGCTGCGCCCGTTGCTTTCGCTCGGTCCGGCTGAGGCTGTCCGCAAGCGAGTAGATTTGCACAGGAATATTTCTGTTCTTTGTGTAGAATGTCAGCATACATTCTGTTCCAAGTATGATATAATATAATTAAGCTAAGAGAATAGCTAAACAAATGCAAAGTGACCGGTCGTTTCCGACCGGTCAAACTTTCACGCGTCCTAAAGAAAGCCTACCAAATAGGTAGGATATTGTTTAGAATATTTGTAAAATATAAATTGAATAAGGTTGTTGAATTTCAATTAGTTGGTAAATTTCACCAGTTTCCAAATCAATGAATAAGTTTGGTGAATGTTGGTTTGTGTGATAATAAAAATTAAGTTGTTGAAATTTTTGGTTTAGATTTGAAAGATTGAAAAAAGTGTGTTGGATTAATTGTTGTGTTTTGATTTGAGTTTTCATTTTGAAAATCCTTTCTATACTTGATATATTTATTATACCATACTTGGAACAGAATGTATACTGATAAATTGCACAGAAAAACTAGCTATTTCTAGCTAGTTTCTTTTGGTATTATTCGGTAATTTCTACTACTTCATTTTTTTCATTTCTCTTTGAAATTTGGTAAATTTCACCAGTTTCCATATTCTGGCAAATTCCATTTTCAATTCCTACATATAAATTTCCATTTTCATCTTTACACATTCCCCATCCTATTTCTTTTACTTTAATTTTCATTTTTGAAAATCCTTTCTATATTTGATATATTTATTATACCAAGCTTTCAAGTATTTGTATGCTGACATTTCTAACAAGCTTTCAAAGAAAGACTGGTCATATCTTGGAGGTATAGGGCTTGCGCCCTATACCAACCCTTTCAATAATTCTAAAATCTGCTTTTGCGATAATTCGCCGGAACTTTCAATCGTATCAATTATGGTTTGAATTTCGGTTTTTCTAACGTTGTTCTCATCAACCGGCTTTATTGCCTCGCGTCTTTCAATAAGCATTGCCTCGATTTTAACGGCGTTTCTAAATTCATCGTTGTCGCCTTCGGTCGTCGTCAGCCATCTGCTTAAAGTTTTTTTAGATTGAATTGAACGAATGGCTTTGATGGTTTCGTCATAATCAAGTTGGTCAACGTCGGCCTGTTCGTATTGCGTTACGGGTTTTTCTTTTGGGTCTAGAAGCTGGCGGGCCTCTTTTAAGATTTGCTCCTGTTTTAAGACTTCTTGCATTTCTTGCTCATACGTGCTTTTGCCTTTTTGCTTTTTAAGACGGCATTTGACTGACTGAACCCTTTTAAGTTCTTTTGCTACTGCCTCAACTGAGCCCAGCTCTTTTGCTTTTGCCTCAACCTTTTTTAGATTTGTCATTTTTTTTCGCTCGCTTTCATTTAATTTTGAGATTTGATATTCTCAATCTCTAATGATATTATATCGTGTTCTGTCTGATTTGTAAATAGCTTTTTGAAAATTCTTTCAAAAAATTTCTACCAGAGATTTGATATAATATCTGTGCAGATTGACCAAAGTCGTTCGGCTTGAGATTGATTCATTACCCACTCTTTAATATTATTATATCGCGGTCTGTCTGATTTGTAAATAGGCAAAGCGCACAAAGTTGGAAAGAAATTTCTGTGCAATATGACAGAACAAATGTTCTGTGCAAATAGCCTAAAATTATGACCGATTTCTGTGCAATTCGGCAGCGCCTGGCGCGGAGGCGCTCGCAACTGCCCAAAAATAATAGCTCGCAACAGGCCCAAAATAATAGCCTAAATATAGAACAGGATAGTCGCAGCACCGAGGCATCTATTCCGGCAGAAAATTTGGCAATAATGTAAGCTCGTCTTACATTATAACAGCGCCGCGGCATTAAATAAGCTGATATACGACGCGCACCCTGACCCTTCGCTAGACCAACTTGTAGATATGGTGGAACTTTAAGAGTATCTGAGGCCCTTAATATAATTATACATAATTATATAAGTAATTTACGCGCTACGCGTCCATAATCAATAATAACAAGTACGTGGGTACTTTAATGGGGATTTATAAGCCTTATTATTACGAACGTGCAACGAGTTAATAATAAATCATCGCTTCGCGCTAATTCTAAGCCAGACGAATGTCGGTCAAAAAGTATGATACATACTTGTAGCTATCGCGGGTAGCCAAAGCACGTATAATATAACTAGGAGGTGATTGTATGCCAGATAATGAGTTGGTTCAGCTTATAACATGTCGAAGATGTGGCATGCAAAAGGGGCCATCAAGTCGAGATAAGCACCTCTGCGTAGAATGTGCGAAGGCTGAGAACTCACGAGTTACTTACTACAGACAGCATCAGGAGGATTGGGTCGCGGCGGCTAATGAGCAAGGTATAGACTTGTGGCTACAACAGCCGGGAGAGACTCAGTGGGAGTACACTGTCTGGGTTAAGTATAGGGACAGCTACCCTGGGAAGAAGCCGTCTTATGGCTCCGTCGCCGAGGAGTTGGGGACTACCTACAACGTGGTGAATAAGATTGCCCAGCGTTGGAGCTTCCCTATGAGGATGCAGGCCTGGATGACTGAGTGCGACCGCATTACGATGCTGCAGCGCAGAGATGAGGTTCTGAACATGAACAAGGAGCATGTAGATATGGCATCTACGCTCCGAGAAAAATTAAAGAAAGCAATTGATACTATTGACCCGATGGCTTTGAAGCCTGGTGAGATTGCTAGCCTCGCTAAGTTAGCAACTGAGTTAGAGCGTAAGGCTCGCCTCGATACTATCGCCCAGGAGGAAGCCAGACAACCGCTGCTTGTGGACCAGTCGAACCCCGGCCTTAAGAAGGGTAGTGAGACTAAGAAGTCTGACTTAAGCGAGGTAGTCGGTATACTCCTTAAGGCAGGGGCCCTGGGAGATTTGAGTGCTGTTGGAGTGCGCGAAACAACTACTAAAGAAGTTGTTCTCAGAGGGCGTGATGACAATGAAGTAACTATCATACAGGAGGATGACGATGAGTAATGTGATGAAATGTCACGTATGCAATGAGTTTAGTGAGCATAGTTCAAGCAGGTCCACTACCTGTAATGCATGCCTCCAAAAGGGTTACAAGTGGTGCAACGTTTGTCATGAGGTTAAACCAACGAGTAGCTTTGGTAAAAAGGGTTCTAGACTTAATGGTGCCTGTAAAGAATGCGAAAATCAGCGCAGCAGGCAAAGTAAAGAAAAGACTGGTTACTATAAAAGACCTGAAGTTATTAAGCATAGAAAAGCGTATAAGGCTGAGAAGTTTCCTGATTATGATAAAGAGTATGCAAAGGACTATTATAAGAGGCCTGAGGTAGTTGCTCGTGTTAGAGTGAACAGCAGAACACGTAAGCGTGAAAGGTACCAGGAGGATGTGGCGTATAGAGCTAAGCTTCTTATTAGGAACCATAACAGGAGAGTTATGCAGGAAGGAACCTTTAGTGTTGCCCAATGGCAAGAAGCGTGTCAGTACTTCAATTTTGAATGTGCATACTGTGGAAGTGAGCTAAAATTAACAATGGACCATGTAGTCCCAGTTAGTAGTGGTGGCAAAACGGTTCCAGATAATATCATACCAGCATGCATACATTGCAATTCATCCAAGAGTGACAATGAGATGATTGCTTGGTACACGTCACGACCGTTCTACACTAAAGAACGCCTAGCTACAATACTTAAGTATGTCAAGTCGAAGATGGAGGACAACGGTGAGGAATAAGAAGATGTATGGTGAGTATACGTCTGAGACCTTCAGTAATGGCACGAGGCGCTGTGTCTTTTGTGGGCAGATTAAGAAATTAGACGATTTTCCAAAGAATGGAAAAGATGCTAATGGTAAGCCGGCCTATAGACAAGACTGCAAGGTCTGTTACAACATCAGACGTAATGAGAATCGAAATAAAAAGAAGCACTCTGACTTTATAGGAGGTCAGAAGCGCCGCGGTGAGGAGAATCCAAATTTCTCACACCAAGATTGGAAGAACTGCTTGATTTATTTTGGAGGGAAATGCGCTTATTGTGGAAGCACTCCAAGAAAGAATCAGCGATTAACGAAAGACCACCTTCTGCCCATTAGTCAGGGCGGTGAAACTATACCAGAGAATATTATACCAGCATGTTTTTCATGCAACAGTTCTAAGGGAGCTGAGGACTTCAAAGATTGGTACATGAAACAATCTTTCTTTAGTCAGGACAGTCTTAATGCAATATTCAAATGGCGCTCTATCATGCGGCAAGCAGGTGAGGAATAAATAAGGAGGTGAAAGGAATGATTGAACAGATTACTACTTTAATGGGTGCAGTAGGCGCTATTGCGTTTGTGGTATCAGTTATCACGCAGATTCTTAAGGGTGTCAAGCCACTGGATAAACTGCCGACTGATATTATGGTCTTTACCTTATCTATTGTACTTACTCTTGTAGCTTTCTTCGCATATGCATCGTATGCTGGACTGAGTGTCTTGTGGTACTACGTTGTTGGGGCAGTGATTGCTGGCTTTATTGTTGCGTTTGTTGCGATGTACGGCTGGACTAAGCTGAAAGAGCTCTGGGACCGCTTTAAGATTGGTGAATAAAAGATTATGCCTCTGTCTAACACAGGCAGAGGCAATTCTTTAAGGAAAGGAGGCTTTGCATGGACTTATCTAAAGTCGATTCCGCTGAACTACAGAAATTGCTTACACCGAGACTAACAAAATACATTCCCTTCGACCCGACACCAAAGCAGAGAGCCTTCTTGCTTATGAACCAGACTAAGGAGATTCTTTATGGTGGTGCTGCCGGTGGAGGTAAATCAGTTGCTCAGCTCATGGCTGCGCTACAGTTTGTAGATATTCCGGGATATTCAGCTATTCTCTTTCGTAAGACTTATGCTGACTTGTCTCTGCCTGGTGCATTGATTGATATGTCGAAACAGTGGCTGATGCCATTTGTAGAAAGCAAGGAAGTGCGTTGGTCAGAGAAAGAAAAGCAATATACGTTTCCCTCAGGTGCTTCGTTGAACTTTGGTTACTTAGAATCAGCAAATGACTGTTATAGGTACCAGGGCGCGGAGTTCCAGTATATAGGAATGGATGAAGTTACGCATATTGACCCGGCTAACTACCGCTACTTGTTTTCACGGCTTAGAAAACCTAAGACACTACAAGTTCCATTGAGATTCAGAGCCACAGCCAACCCTGGCGGAGCTTTTGGGGAGTACTATTATCAGCGATTCTTTGTTGAGGGGCCTGATAAAGGACGCATATTTATTGGAGCAGGACTTGATGATAACCCATATCTTGATGCAGATGCTTATCGTGAATCACTTGATGAGCTTGACCCTGTAGAAAGAGAAAGGTTATTGAATGGTAACTGGGAGATTAAAGCTTCTGGCGACATGTTCAACAGACATTGGTTCAATATCATACCGTTTGATAATGTACCGCCTGGAGCAAGAACAGTAAGATTTTGGGATATGGCTTCTACAGACCCAGCTAAGAGAAAGAAAACAAAGTCAAGAGACAAACGAGACCCTGACTGGACAGTCGGATTTAAGCTTACTCATTACCAAGGAATGTATTGGATTGAAGATATAGTACGTGTTCAGAAATTACCCCTTGATGTAGAGAAGATAGTCAAGGCTACCGCTGAAGAAGATGGGTATTCTGTGGCCATTAGGATGGAACAAGAGCCTGGTTCCTCAGGCGCGTATACAATTGACCACTTTTCAAGAGGCGTACTGAATGGGTATGATTTTGCAGGTGTTACTTCATCCGGTTCTAAGGTAGAGA